GTGAAGCCGGGGTTTGTTGCCGAGTCGACTGCCGAAGTTGGTTTGACGATGACGGTTGTTTTTGTGCCGACTAATGGTGCGAGTGTTGCGTAAGTGGCGCTGGCTGCGTATGAAAGAAAAAGAGTGAGCGTGCATTCGTTGTCTTCGAGGCCTGCCGTAAATGTGTTTGCTGTATCGCCAAAAACGGTGTCGTTTAGCGCGGTGACAGTACGGGTCAATGTGGCAGATGTACACCACCCAGTGAGTGCCGTTGATCCCAATGTGACGGTTGGATTGGAGAGGATAGTTGAGGTTGCCATGATTGCTCCTTGAGTTGTGGATTTAGTTTGACATAGATTTGGGCGCTAGGTGTGGATTACGCCGTTTGGACTTGAGTAGAGACGGTCAGTTCGTATGCCGGCAGGACGGATCCGCCGATGTCGACGTTTGTGGGGCGGCCTGAAATGATGCCAATGTTGAGCGCGTAGACCTGAGCGAGCATGTTGAGTAGGGATTTTTGGGCGTCTAGGTTGCCGGGGCCGAGTGTCACGATCTGAAGTGTGAAGGTGAGTTTGGCGATGTTGTAGTTGTAGCCGTCGATTGAGTCAATGTTGACGAACACGCATGGCGGAACGATGTTGCGTGGATCGTTTACGATTTGCAGAGAGGGGACGGTTTGAAGTTTGGCGACTAGGTCGTCGTAGCCCTCATTGAATAAGTCGGTGTAGGTAGGAACTGGCACTAGGCCACCTGCGGACGATCAATGCCTAACAACTGGCGGATCATTCCGTTGAGTCCCATGACTGGAGCGGTTCCCATTGACTGGAAGGATGCGAAAGAATCCATTGATCCGCGCTGACGGTATAAAGCGCCTCCATACATGATCGTCCCAAGTTTGACATCTTGCGATGGAACGGTCGTAAGGGAATCGACATAGCCGGCTTCCATTCTTCGGCGCCAACAGAATTGCGAAGAACTAGAAGCGCAAATGGTGAGGAACGTAGCGTCGGCTGCGGTAGCCGTGCCGATCCCTAACCAGTCCTCAATGTCCGTGGCCGTTATCCACGAGCAAGTTGGAGTTGATGTCAGGGTTCCCGATGCGGCTTGACGGGCTACGTCGGCCGCTGTACGGGCATAGAGAACTTGATTTGGAATTGTGATTAGAGGGTTGAACTCTAAGTCGCCTTCGTCGTCAATGCCGATGTATTCGTAAGACGGAAGCGATCGAATGGTGTATGTCCCATTGAACGTCGCGTCTACTGCTGCAACGGTGATCGACTGGCCGACCTCCAACTCCGCAGGGGTGAGAAGTTGAAGGACGGCGTAGTTCGACGTAAGTTGCTTGCTGATGACCTGATAGACGGCCATAATGTTGGCCTCTCTTTCAGATTATGCGACGATTGCGGCTTTGACGAACTTGGTTGGATCGATCATCAATGTTGCGAGATAGCCACGGAAGGCCAGAGTCCTAGACAGCGTTGATGGAACGTCTATCGAAATTGCGCCCTTCTGCTGCTCAAAGATTTCGTAACCAGATGCATCGCCAACGATAAGCGTGTCTGCTGCAAAGTTGCGATCAACGACAACTTGCAAGCCAAATGCAACGCCATTGACTTGTCCCGGTGCAAGATTGCCAAATGCGTTCATTGGGCCGATCTGTGGGAACAACGGACGATCCGATGTATCGCTCAAGCCGAGCAAGAATCCCCACCATTCTGGGTTGACAAAGATGTGGGTTGGAAGGTTGCCGTTGCTTGAAGACAAGATTGTCTGTGCTGCACCAGAGATCCATGCTGACCAATAGGAAGGATCCAAGACGGATGCTGCCGAGAAGTTACGAGTTACGGTTGCGCCAGTTTTCAAGTTGTCTGCGGCTACGTTGTCGGTTTCGTTTGCGTAGATGCGACCCATGTCATCAAGAACTAGGGAGATGATCTCGGGTGTACTCCAGTCAATTGATTGTTCGGAGAGGGTCACATATCCGCCGTACGTACCTTTTGTAACTTGGTTGTCGGTAACGACGAAAGTGCCTTGCGTTAGCGCGGTGTTCTCAGTTGCCTGATTGCCGATTGAAGTGTGGGTTGTTACTTCTGGGCGGATGAATACTTTGCCGCCTTGTGGCATTGCTTTCGCGCCGATTGCGTCGATGACTGGACGACGGCCGATGAAGTTGTTATATACCGGCTGAACGATTGGCAATGGGAGAACACCGGGAATGTCGGTGGTGAGCACGTTTGGTGCGGCGGCCTGAATGCCTTCGCTCATTGCTCGCCATTGATCTCCGCCACACATAAACGCCGAGATGTATTCGGCGGCTGTTGGCATTTTGAACTCGCGCTTGGCGGTTGCAAAGATGGTTTGTGTCGCGGCAGATGCTTCGACTACGGCTGGGGCTTCGACTTTTTCGTTCATTGTTTCTGTCTCCTGTTGAGGTGCTGCTTCTTCAATAGTACTTATTTCTTCTTCTTCGTGTGGGATACTCGCGGCGACTTCCAAGATGGGGGCGTCGAATGCGCCTTGAGCGACGACTGAGAGTTCGTCCCAACGTGCGGCCGTGACGACCATGACGCCTTCTTTGTCGTATTTGAATTTGATCGGGGTGACTCCGACTGAGACTTCTCGGAGGGCGCCATCGCTGGCGAGCACCAAAGCTTCTGAGCCAAGAGCGGTTTCCGACACGCGGGCAACGAACAACATTCCCTCTTCAGTTTCTTGGCGCTCGACGACGGTGCCGATCACTTTGCTGGAATCGTGGAACATTTGAAGGACGGGTGCGCGGCCGTCGACTGGGAGTGAGCCGGGTGCGAAGGCCACCATGGATCCGTCTGAGACTTTGGCTGGGGTGTTATATCTGACGGCAATTCCCGAAATCGTGCGGCGTGGCGTGTCGCCTGCTGCCGCGTCAATGGTGAATACTTCTGATCCGAATCTAATCATGGCGTGATCCTAATTTCGTGCGATTGGTGTTTGTGGGATATCTGAATCTTCTGGCATGTCGCGTGAGTCTGGCATGTCTCCGCCAAGGTATGCCTCGGAGAGATAGTCCGACGTGTCGAACCTGACAAATGTTCCACGCGGAAGAACATTGTCGGATGACAACGTGGAAGCAATGCATTGTGCGATCGGTGAGCAAGCGTATGTCCAGTTGTCAATTCGTGATTGTTGGCTGGATTGGTAAGAGTATGCGCCGATGGATACCGACAGAAGGAACGATGGGACGCCAAGAATACGGCCGATGTCTCGGGCCGAGTAGTCGGCGGACTCGATCATCATTTGTTTGTCTGGGCTGGCATCAGTCGCGACGTATTCGATGAACTCATTGAGCGCGGCCGTGTTGTTTCCAGAAGTGCGAGCAATGTTGAATTGCTGAGCAAGGTCGTTGAGTTCGGCCGAACTGAGCGGCTCCCCTCCCGTTTGTTTGAGGTATCCCGAAGGCAGGACTGATTGCGCTGCGCGGAGCCTTGATTCTTCTACGCGAAGCGCCGTTTCAACTGCGCGTGTGCCGGCTGAGTTAAACGATTGCATTGGCGAGATGAATTGGATGACGTCGCGCGGATCTAGTTGGACGCCGTTAAATACAATTTGTTTGGATGGGCCGAACCAGATCGGGCCGGCTTGATCAAGTGTTTGCACCATGGCTGCAGGGAGTCGGGTGAAGTTGTTTGGGTAGCCGTCGGCGGTGCGATCATTTGGGTCTACATACCAGAAGGCTCGCCCTTCGAAGATGAGGTCGTCTGCTGTCCAACTTAGAATGAAGTCGTTTGGAACGCCTTTGTCAATTCGTGACAACCATGAGCGCGGCGCAAGTGGAACTTCTTCCATGTCGTCGCCGTTCCACATTTCGCGATACATCTCAAGTTTAAGTTGTGAGATTGTTGTGCAAATAAGATCGCGGCTTCTTGCGACAACTGGAAGCGTCATTGCACGGGCTCTGCGAGTCCCGTCTGTGTAAGACGCAAAGAAGCCGATGTTGTAGGACGATGCTCCGACGGCTGCCTTGATTGACGAGTCGGTCGTCGTTTCTAGTGGTTGCGATTTACTGAAGAACGCCATCCCTAGAGCATGACACATTTAGCGCGTTTATGGTGGCAACCGCTCGGAGGCGTTTCCGATCCCGACGAAAGGTAGGGCTCACGAGCGGCGCCGACTGGATGTTAGTTGCCGACGATGACGAGTGAAGGCTTTTGGGTGACTCGATTTTGTGAGGCCAATGTTGCCGACCAGATCAGGGTGCGGCACAATTCGATCGGCCCGGGTGACTTCTGGGATGAGACGGCGATAGAACCTTGGGTGCGAACTAGGACGGCGCGTTGTACGTGTTCGGAGAGCATGGCTTCTCCCGTGTGTACGAGCCGCATTTCGTGGATCATGTTTTTGACGACTGGCGTGTACTTCAGAATCTCGCCGTATCCGACGACTATTCGGCGGCGGTCAAACGTGGCGGATTGGACTAGCACGTCGATCGTCGGGGAGAACGCAAACTTGACCGCAGGATCTTTGGCGATTTCTGCTAGGTGCTCCAGTAACTCCTTTTGAGTCTCGGCCGTAAACGCGACGGAGTTAACAACGCGGCCGTCAGGTAGGGAGACGGATCGGGTGGCGAAGTATCGGGTGTCGTCCATAGAGGCTTCTACGGCGACGACTCCGCCGGCAGGGACTTCTCCTTCGTACAGCAACTCGGGCCATAGGCCGTGTGGGATCCAAGAGTTCGCGGAGGCGACCCACATGTTTAGAGAGCCGCGCAAGAAAAGTGCTCGATCTGGGCCTTCGGATTCTTGGCGCAAAGTCTCGATCGTGAGAAAGTGTCCGATACTGGGGTTGCCCCAATACCAAGACGATTCCGCCAGCGGATCCAACGATGGCTCTGGGCT